TTGCACAACTCTATGCCGTGGTCTACGTATTGCTTCCACTCGGTCATAGTCTCAAGATCGCGTTGCGCTGTCTCAATGACTTTCTCGCCGATTCTAGTCAGTTCTTTTTCGTCTATCTTGCCAGCTATGTTCTTTTCGCCAACATAACCAAGTAATTGATTTAGGCTCATGCCCATGTTCTCCGCGTTTGGGGGGCTTCGTAGTAGTCGTCATCAGCGTTTAAATCACTAAGCTGTATGGCTTCTCGTCTGTGCATGTAAGCGTACCGTATTGCGGACAATAAGTCATCTTTGAGCTTGACAACGTTACCTCTATCGTCTCTGTGGTATTGCATAAATTCTTCGAAAACATCAGCCAAGTGATCGAATATCTTTAGCCGCCCAAGTCTAATCAGATTGTATAGCTCCATAATCCCCTGCTCTACGCTGTTACCACCTTCCGGCCATGTGGCGTGATCGTCTAGCATTGTCCATCCAGCTTCTTCGTAGTAGCTCTTTTGGGTCTTACCCGTGCCCTTTTCGGTTTGGAATCCGTCAGCAGGCCAAGCGGTTGGAATGCCCTCTGCCCATGGTTTAACCACTTGCCAAGCCTCATAGGGCTGGATGCGGCTTTTCTTGAATGCGTGGGCAATGTATAAAACGCCCTCATCTCGATCAATCCACAATTGAACGTGTGCTTGCGGGTGATCCCATCCAAAGTCCATGCCGTTGATAACCCAAAAATGATCTGGGCACTCAAAGCGCTTGACCTTGCACTCGTTAATATCTAAATCAAAGATCAATCCGGTGCCTAGCAATGGTAGCCCCTTGGTTCTCATGTCTCGCTGCCATGGCGGGTACATGCTAAGAAGTGATTCTTTGGTGTCTTCGGTTAAGTGTAAGGCATCGTCCCAAGTAGCCCTTTGCATGTACTGGCTTTTGCTTGGGGTATCCATAAACCCGATAACGATTTCAGTTCTACCGTTTTCAGGCGTAAAGGTTAGAATTCCTCTACCGCCTGCACCCTTGTCGCCCGTTGCTGTACGGGTAATAACTTGCGGGTAGATTGTCGGGTCTTTTGGTTCTTCGTCAATGTGATACCAGTCAACACTATCACCCATAAGCGCATGCTGGCCTTGCGTATACGTCCAGAATTGAACGCGGGATATGCCACCGCTCTTGTGCCTTACCTTAACTTCTCTAACCGCTCTAGGCGTTCCCATCATCGGTATAGCATCAGCGATTAATTCAGCAGGTATTAGGCCGCCTGTTAGCGTACCGTTGCCGTATGTGCCAAATATGGGCGATTGCAAGAGGTCGCGGATCTTCTCGCCTGAGTAACCTAGAATCCAGATTAGTGGCGCATGCTCGAATCTATGGCCTTCCCAGTCTTCTGGATATTCGCCGGTTGCGTGGAATGAATCTATCAAGCATCCGGTGTAAGTCTTGCCAACTCGGTTAGCTGCCATTAATAGACTTGATCTGTATTCAGCAGTAGCCGCGTTAAACTTCTTTTGCCATGGGTACATGGTCTTATAGCGCTCAAGCAATACAGATAGGTCAGCAGTTGCGGCAGGCTTCAATGACTGCTCGCAGGCCTCAATTGCTTGTAGTGTTAGGCGTTTGCGCACCTGTTACTTATTCTCCGCTATACATGCCTTAACGGTATCCTTTACCGCTTCGGCGGCATAATCATACAGCTCGTTTGACTCTTGATTATCTAGCGCCTTGGATGAAAACATTATTGTCTCGACTTTTTTCACGCCATTGATATTAGCTTCTATTCGAATAGATGAGTTAAACGAATCGGCCAGCTTTATATCGTCACTCATTGCTTATTCTCCAATAGCTTCTCAATGGCCTGCAATCTCACATACCAATCTGTTTGGTCTTCAATGAGTATCATCTTACCTAAAGCTTCGATAAGCATAGATGCAATGTCGGGCGGTATCTCGCCCTTTGATGCCGCGCTCATGATAGCGTCAGCTTTTTCTATAGGAGTCCAGTCTTTTGCGTATTCAAACGCGATAGGTTCTTGGGTTTGCTTATAGACTGGATAATAGCGCTTTAGCAGCTCTTGAAGATGTACACCGCCCTCATCAACCGCTTTTTCGACAAGAAGATCGACAAAGTCTTGCTCTGTCATCGATTTCTTTTTTAGCGCCTCTATAGCCATCGTTCTAAACAATGGGCCGCGCCTGTTTTGTGGCTGGTTATCGGATGTAAACCCGCCTTTACCTGTTTTATTTGCCATTTTTCAACCGTATGCAAACCGTATAGCAGTTAGTTTAGCATATTTAAGGCAATAAAAAAGCCCGATTGTTTAGGTCGGGCTTAGTCGAGGTTGCATCCTCTTTTATCGTCTTTCCGATTGTCAGTAGTGGCTAGCTACATCGCAGGCCTGCTGCAATTCTGTCACTTCAAACCATAACCGGCTACCATCTGGATATTTTTCCAGCTTATTAAATTTTTCTTTTGGCTTTGCAAAGTCTTGAAGCGAAAACATCTCGTTATCAGTTGTAAGTATTACCGCACCGCCATTTGATTCGAATACGGTATTTATTGAGCCATGTATATGGCTATCGTAGTAGTAGCACACTTTAGCATCGCTTGGCATTTTAGATAGCATCTCTATCATTTCTGCTACCGTTGGATAGTCGCCATGATCCATGTAATCGGCTTGCGTGCGATCAGGCACAACATTTGATTTGTCAATTACGCCATAACGATTATAAATCTCACCCTCTTTTTTTATTACTGCCATTCCAAAGTTTATTTCTTTCATAATTACCTCAGAAAAAAAGACCCTAGCGATAGGGTCAAGACAGGGTGCATCAACGTTACGAATTAGTTGCCGTCTTTCCGGCTGCCAGATAGCTCGCTCTTTCGAGGCCGTGAAAACACACGGTTTTATTGCCCTATCAAGCGTAGGCCTTTGTGCCTTTCGGCGAATAGTTGCGCAGTTAGTGCTGCTCTCACTCTGGCTTTAGACTGCTACCGCCAGATAGCTACTGCATTTTCGCGCAGTGCGATCAGGTTTTAATGGCCTGTAACATTTGTTGCGCCCTGTGCTTTTCAGGGTTACAGCCGTTTTAATTCACAACATAGATATTTTATCGCTTTAACTGCTTATTGTGTAGCGTCTTTGCAGTTCTTTACAATTGGTTTTAGGTGTTGAAAAAGCTGTTATGTTCACTTGAGTTCATCAATTGAAATCATATCAGAATATGACCCATCAATTTTTGCAAAGTAATACTCTGTGCCGCAATATTCTTCATTTCCATCGTATTGATCAAAGCCATCAACATGAACGCTGTGCTTTTTCATAAGCTCAATTAATTCTTTTTTAAATTCGTCCACTTTTATTTCTCCGTTAATTTTTATCCGCCTTCTCGCTCAACTCTAAATACTCAAGCCAAGCCCCGCGAACCATTGACTTAAACTTTACAGGGTTAGACCTTGCTGTCCTGCCCATTGAGTTTACCCCTAAGCCTAAAAAGCGCTCGCAGTCTTTAAGAGATCGCCAGCCTATGCTCTTTGCGTATTCACTTGGCTTCATCTTGCGCCTCTAAAATATCGATAAGCTCTAGCTTACAAGCACCAAAAACAGGAGATACGATTCCAAATGGAGCCTTTAAATACATTTCACATGTTGATGCGTGGCAAATAACAAAAGAATCCTTTGCCACTGCCCATGAGTAGCGGCTCATTCCGCCACCTTCACTTTTGTTTTTGCAATTCTGTACCACTGGCGGCGTGACTCATTCCATGCAAAGTATTTACCGTCTTCCTGCTTTACATCGCGAACTGTTCCGAATTGTGCAACTGTGTATAATTTATTCATCTTCTTAACTCCTGTCGGCTTAGCGTTATTGCTTACCATGTGAGTTATTATACGCGCATTTTGTATGTTCGCAGGCATTATGTCGCATTTTAAGTGTAAAATTTCTTTACACTAGCATTATTCACCTGAACCGCTTCCAATCACAAACACGCTAGAGAATAGCGTCACAATCACGCCTAGATTAATCATTGCCAGTGTTACGTCACCTGCAAGCAGCCCGACTACCAGCAAGCCAGCAAAAGAGCCGCCTAGCGTTGCCATGGCCGTTAAAAGTATTAATTGTGCCCTAGTCATTTCTTCTTAACCCCCGCATTCGCTATCCTTGTACGCTCTA